TTCAGACGGGTCAGGAAGGTCAACCCCGCCAACAGATAACATTGCCATGTTGTACCTCCTAACCCGTGAACTTGACTGTCGGGTTCATTCTGCGGTCAAGATTTCTCTGACCTCTGATTGATGCCCTCGCGATTTCCTCAGAATCAATTCTGATGACGATGTCACCGCCGGAACTCTGACCGGAAAGCGCATTCGTTACAGCGTTATACACGCCGCTTTCGATACCCTCAATGATTTGATCGTTATTTGCTACCGCAGTGCGTCCGTTCGTGAATCCACCAACCAACTCACCCGAATTTGCCATAAACAATCCGTCCTCAGGAAAACCGCCTGTAGCGTATCCTTCAACCTTTACAGTTGTGGATACTGAAGAAACTGAATTGAACGCTGACTGAATCCTTGCCGCCGCATTTTCTACGTTGGAAGCAATCTTTGCCATGTTCGTTGACACACTGTCATACATCCTCTGCATTGACTGAGAGATGGAAGAAGCCATCTGACTGAAGGAGTTAGACAGTGCCTGGTTAATCTTGCTTACCGCTTCACTGACATCGTTGAAGATTGCCACTGTACTGTCAGCTAACTGACGCATGCTTTCTTCAGATCCGTCACTTGCGGAAGTAAGGAACTTAACAATGGAACTATTCACAGAATCGGTGAAATCGAATGTTGCTCCGCTTACGTCTTCAAATGTCTTTTCCGTCTGTTTCGCTACATTGGAAAGGTTGGAAGAAACGTTGGAACTCATCTGCGAAGAAGACTGGGAAGCAACCTGTGCCAAAGTCTGGAATTTACCTCCGGTCAGATCCGCAACAGACATTGTTCCGTTGAGATAACCGTCAATCTGTTCCAGGGAAACCTGAATTCCGTTTGCCGCAAACGCCGCTTGCAGCTTGACCTGCGCCGCCGTTTCATTTGCACGTGCTTCAGCCAAAGCATTCTGAGTATCGAACCATTCATAGATCCCATACCCAACTACTGCGACTTCAGCGAGTAATGCGCCAATACCGGCAATCCATCCCATTGAACCAAGTACTGCGGCACCTAAACCTTCAGCACCTAATGCACCGGTCATACTTGTAGCGAGTTGCTGACCTAAGTTCATTGCGAACCCATTCAGCGTTCCACCAATCAGGGTTTTTGCCAGTGTGAATGCACCGCCGATGCCCGCAACGATTGCCGCCGCGCCTAACAGACCTGCGCCATTGTCCGCATCGAATGCCCCTCTGATTGCGCCCCACAGACCTTTGATAAACGCAGACGCCACAGTAGTTAATGCGCTCATCCAGTCTATACTGCCTAAGAATGTACCAATCTGATAACCAACGCTGTACCAGTCAAGACCTTTCAGCATTTCGATAATCTGATTGACCAACTGCGCACCTGCTTCCATGAGTTCAGTTACAGTCGGGGAAGAGATAACCGAGTTAATGGTTTTAAGGAACTCCGCTTTGAACGTGTCCCATGCCCCATTCTCGTTTGAGACAAACCCTCGAATTACTCCCGCAATGCTTTCTAAGCCGTTTGAGAGTGCGCTTCTGATATTGTCCCAATGAATGTCTTTCACCCAAGACTGGAATGCGATAGCGAGGTCTTTTCCATACTCTTCGGCGTTAGCGACAAACTTTTCAAAGAACCCACTCGCGACATCCGCAACAAAGTTAATTCCATTGGCGAAGAACTGTCCCACAGATTCCCAGTTCATCGTTTTGAACCATTCGTCTACGGTTTCCCATAAACGTGCTCCAAAGTTTTTGGCCTGAAAAATATCGAAGAACTGGTTCACCGCATCAATGATTACCATCATTCCATCTGCGATGGTTTTACCCAACAGACGGAAATCGAAGTAATCTACAAACCCATTAAGGAATGTTGCTAAACGCTTGGACCAAGTCATAGCCCAAGGACGGAAGGTTCCGAGGATCCATTCATCCACCTTCTTGAGCCATCCGTTTGCTTTTTCTGCAAACAGTTTACCGAGGTCATACCAGTCATCGGTGTTAAACCATTTCTTCCAGAAGTCTGAAACGGGTTCCTGAGAGAACATGGATCCATAATTTAATCCGCTTGAAGATCCGGAAGAATTGTCATTCTGAGAGTTATCGTTGAGAACGTTGAGTTCATCGAAACTCAAGATTGTAGCCTTAAACTTTTTCGCCTGTTTATCCGCTTCCTTTAAGTTGTCCCCCGCCTGTTCAGCGTACTGAACCGGAGTATACAGGGCTTTCGTCCATGTACTTGCACCAGTAAGCGCGGCAATGAACTGGTTGACTGCATTAGCCGCACCGATGAATGCCTGCGCGACTTTCTCAACAATAGGAACCAATGCATTGATAGCGGGAGCCAGCATTGCCCCTAAGGAGTTTTTAAGCTGAAGTGAAACACTCGATAAGCGATCCATCGAAGATGCAAATACTCCATCATTCAATAAAGACCACTGATACAAGTTATCAATACCTTCTTTAAACGCCTGAGTGACCTCTTTGATAGCCGTTCTTATTGCACGGTACAAAGCGATTCTCCCGATTGAGTTAAGGAAGGATGTAATACCAGAAGTAGATTTACGGACAGACTCTGTGAGCTTGTCAAACCCGCTTTTAGCAAGGTTTTTAAGCGTGGTAAGAAACTTACCTGTATAACTGATAGCCGTCTTTAAAGCCTTTACTGCACCTCGTTTGAAGGTATCCCAATTCTCTGCGGCAAACAGAATTGCTTTGCCAACTTTGTTAATAGGCCCTTCGTCAATCTCGTAACTGACAGGTTTAGAAAGCCCCTGTTCCCACGTAACCGGCATTTCGTCTTTCATTACGGTTGCGTTTTGTAAAAATTTCCCGATACTTCCATTAAGTTTGATGCCGTTCATATTCTGAAGGGCTTCCGTGAACTTAACAAAATTGCTTGTATCAGGAAATTCCGAGACTGTCTGTGCGAGGTCTTTCATTCTTTCGGTGATTTCAGAATCCCTGAAGAAGTCCATCAGCGACTTGGAAATTTTCACACTGCCTAATTTCTCCATACCTTCAGCGAAGGTCTTGAAGTTACTGGCACCGGAAAATGTTCCCATCGCCGCAGACATCTCCAGAAGTTTCTTAGTCACCTCTTGAAGACGTTTCGCAGTCGGCATTTTGAATTCGATTTTGAGAGGTTTCAGATTTTTGGAACGCGCTTCAACCTCATCAATCGCTTTCAGAGCAGGCTTATTGTCGGCTTCGATTTTAAACTTTACCGGAGCGTACGTTACACTCATCTTTCTTACCTCTCTGATTGAACTTTTTAGCGAAGTCTTGGAATGCACTTAACTGCTGATAGTATTCTTTCTCTTCCCTCGCTTCCTCGCGTCTTTCAACCTCTTCCTTATCAATGGCAAATGGCTTGTCAAGATAAGGCTGAGGTTCATGCGGCTGAAATGCGAACATCGGAGCTGCTGAACACAGTGCCGAATAGAAGTAAGCACCCTGCATCCACATTTCATGGTTGCGGTACGCCATCCTCAGTTTGTGTGCTTCTCTGTACGCCTTACAGCGTTCGGGAGGGCCATACCAGAATTCCTGATAGGTCATCCCGATTGCCATGTAAGACGGACAGATTTTTTCGAAGACTTCTCTTAGCGGGAGAGCGGTTATCCGATCTCCCACATCACCTTTTTTGAATCGTCCTCCGGTTCTTCCATTACGGCGTTCTGAGCTTCATACCAGAACTCACCGAGTTTGGAGATAACCTGTTCCTTACCCTCTGAAGGCAGGTTCGCCCAAATATCATTTGTGGTTTCCTGCTTAATCTTCGGATGATGCATTTTGAATGCCCAGAAGAAGAACAGTTTCATCTTCGTTGCGGGAGCCGTTGCGGTCTCCACAGGAGTAATGTGACGTTCCTCCATGGAAGAAACAGTATCTAAGTTGAATTCGGCAATATACTCATCGCCTTTAGCGGTAGTAAACGTAATACGATTCATTTTGTCCTCCTAGAATGTGATTACGATCCCAGAGCAATCGGGGATGTCGGCGCGATGGTGACATTCATTTCACGGACTTCGTTCACGCCCTTGCCAACGATTGTCGGGTTAGCCATGATGCCGTCAAATTCAAACTTGCCCTCACTGCCGGTCGGAGTCGCAACGCCACCGGAAACAGTTGCACCGAACCATACGGCATATTCACCGTCTGTGCTTTCATCCGCAGACGCATACGTAACAAGAGTTGCGTAAACGGTGGAGTCATAGTTGGCGGTGAATGTCAGAGATTCATTGTTCTGAATGCCCGGAATGTAGGTTCTTGCGCCATCACTGAGCGTGGTGGTCTCAAGCATCTCCGGCGGCTGAATCAGATCCGGATAAGTCTTGATGTCGCAGACCTTTACCCAGTCGGTCGAAACCTTGCGCATCAGGAATGATTTATAGGTAGAAGTAGCCATAATGTCTCCTTATCTTGAATAGAAGTTATTGGAGTCAGCCACACCCTCAAAACGGGCGGTCTGACGGTAAATCGAAGAATCATTCAGGTTGGGAACGGGGGAGCAAACAATCATGCGGAAATTCATTTCGTACATGGTATTGAAGATGATTCCCATGATCTTTTTTGCTTCCTCCTTCTTCCCCTGAATATTGTTTGAATACACATTCACTTCAAATGTAGAAGCCATGTATTCAGGTTCCAAAGAAGAGTCCATTGCGTCCTGCGGAACGTAAATGTCAACCGTATAGAGCGATACGTGGGGAAACTTAGAAGGTACCGGCTGATAAGAGCCGTCCACATCCGCATTCGGGAACTCTGCTAATACGGCTTCCCTCACACGGGTGAAGACCTCATTCTCTTTGTTAATCATTTGAATACCTTCTTTCCGATTTCTCCCGCACGTTCAATCGTTTCCTTACGTGCGAAGTACATAGCCGGTGTTGCGTCATTACCCCATGTATGGCGTAATCCGCTTTTGTTGGTGGCAGGTTCATCATCAGGAGGTTGCGCCCCGTTCATGGGCTTGTCTTTGTAGTACCACCCCTTAATTGACCGCGCCCGTCCTTCGCCATAATGTCCATGGCTTACAAGTCCGTTGGAGGACTCGATTTCCTGACGGGCTTCCGGTGCATCAAGTTTCAAAATACCGGTTCCAAACTCAATGAACATCGGAGAACTGCCTTCCGCTATTACCTCATTGCCCTTGGATATCACTTTTGCATCGTTATCGCCTGCGTAGAGAGCATTGCTGTAATAGTTGCTGGCAGTCCGTACCGCCTGTTCTATGAGCTGTTTTTCGAACTCTTCTGTTTTTGCCTGAATATCTCTTTTGATATCCTCGAACATTTCTTAACCTCCGGTTGCAGGAGAGATTTTTACTTTCCGGACGGCAATAGATATTCCGTTCTTGGATTTCGCCACTCGCTTCACAATGTAGTCGTATGGATCTTTCGTGTCCGCATCAATCCAGAGAACTGAGTTCTCATCAATGGGACATGACATATCGCCAGTCACGATGACTTTGTCGTAATCCTCCAAAGTACCGAACTGTTCCACAGCGGACTGTCCTGTAGCGGGAGAAATACATCCGCTTTCGAATAAGACGGGTTCTGAGTAGGTTACCGCCGTTTCGCCGGTGTAGTAGCCGTCATTATCAACTGCCGGTGTATTTCCTTCGTACAGTGCGTAGTAGAACGGTGTTCTGTTAATCACTTGCGTTCTCACAGAACCACCGCCCTTGGGGTAATCTCACGCAACATATCGCCGGGAATATCACCTGCCGAATAATGGCGGTGAATGCCGTTTTCGATGTGTACGCTTTCCCCGTCTGCACCACGCTTATTGAGAAGCACCACGGTCATTCTCATCTGAAGGTTGAGATACCTGGGAGGAACTTCGTCCTCCCAAGTCTCATTGAATGGGTGTAACTGGTTGAGAAGAATCTCTTTGGCGTTATCGAGGTAGTAACCTACCATTTCATCGTCATTGACTTCGGCCATTTTTCTGACCTGTGCAATCATTTCTTCCCTTGTCATGGCAGGTTCCCCTTTCCTTACTTCTTTTTCTTGTCCTTTTTCGGGGTTGACTTAGCACCCTTATCAGAAATAACCACGCTCATGATTAATGCTCCTCGAAGGTCAGAGCGAGTTCATAAACCTGAGTATGAATCTCGTTTCCAACAGTCTTCTGAACAACGATCTTCTGAGAGTTGTCCTTAATGCAGAATGCCGCATCCTTGTCGGAATCGAGGGAAACCATGCCGGATCCCTGAGTCGGAACAAGGCCAACCTTGACATTCTGGTATTCACCGAAGTCAAGAGCGAGGAAGTAGCCCGGACCCCAGTAAGCAGGAAGATCACCGGTGGTGACATACTTCAGAGTTCCGGTGATTACATTGCCGGAAATAGCAATGTCTGTCTGAAGGTCAGAAACAGTGTGGTTGTAGATGGTATCAGCAGCTGCCTTCGGAGCAACACTGATATCAGCAATCGCCGCATCATTGATGAACTCGATTGCGATACCATCAAGGTATTCAGCCCAGAGCTTCATTCCGGACAGAGCGAAGGACTCACCGACAGCGGTGTTGTAGTTACCGTTGGCATGGAAGCCAATGAGGTTTGTAACACCGTCAGTGGTGTAGTTCAGACCGAGAGCCTGGAAGTCTCCGTCAGACGGATCAATGTAATACAGGTCAATGTTGTCAATCGGAGTTGCGATAACCCGACCCGGCTTGATAGCGGAAGAAACGATCACAAGGTTTGCACCGAGGAAGTCCTTCAGGTATTCAAAACCGAGCATTGTCTGCATCTGAACCGGAGCACCGCCGAGATACTTGTAGAGGTCAAGCGTGTTGACGAATTCCACAACACCGGTGACATCACGGTTCATCTTCTTGAACTTGTCGATAATACGGCCCTTCGCCATGGACATAGCCATCTGGAATGTCGGGGAAGTGCCAACCATGGAACCGGTCTGAAGGAAGGCATAGAACTCATCCATGACTTCAGTCTGAAGGCCGGTGAGGAACGCATCATCAGTTCTCTGAATGGCGTTTCTTGCGCCGTACTTATTGACCGCTTCAATGGAAACAGCCTTTGCACGTTTCTTCAGTTCGAGGTCATCAAAGTAAACCTCTTCAACGTTTGCCTGAGAGTAGGGAATTTCCTCGCCCTCGCCAACGTTTCCCGGCTGAAGAACGATACCGGAAGTGTAAGCAACGAGTCTTGTGCCTGGCTCTTTGCGAATCGGACGCATAATGCCGAGGATTTCAAGCAGAGCAGTCCAGTTTCGGCCGAACCGGGTTACAAAGTCAATCTCACGTACATGTACGTCAATCTGAGCCTGACCAGTAAGATTTTCCTTAGCCATTTTCTTTCTCCTTTATTTGAATAAATCAATGTGTGATGCAATAGCGGCCTGTCTTTCCACGGCATCCTTAATCGCCATGATTGACTCACGGGTCATGGTGTCGGAAGTACCTGCCGGTGGAGTCGGAGTTCCTTTCATTACCCCTGCCTTGATGTTCTTTTCAAGGTCTGTAAGCATCGTCTTGGTGTTGGCAAAGAATTTATCCATGTCGGAGTTATAGAGGGCTTCAGCGGTCTCAGAAGCCAGTGTATCGGCATATCCAAGTCCAATCAGTTTTCCCGTAATCTCAGAGATTGCGGAAGACTTCTTAAACGCTTCATTCTCAGCCCGAAGACGTTCAATTTCTTCGGCCTGAGCATTCTTGGCCTTCTCTTCTTCTGTCTGATGTTCGTTTAACTCTTTCTTGAGCTTGGCAACATCAGAGGACGTTTTGTCGAGTGCGCTTTTAGTTTTAGCGTGCTCCTTTTCCTTTGCCGCCCATACCTTTTCAAGTAATGCGGATACTTCTTCTTCGCTCATTCCTTCTTTGTAGGAATCTCCGAGCTGTTCAGTAATGAAACTCATTCCATCTCCTTTGCGTTTGGTTTAGCGGTTCTCTCCGCTCCTGCGAAATATTTAGAGACCTGTCTCTAGGTCTTAAATCCAAATGAATTCAATCCAACAGCGGCAGTTCGCGTTATTCTCCGCGTAATCGAAGTCACCCGGCCAACGTGCCCTGTCACCGTCAAAGGTCTCAAAGTACTCATCTATTCCGACAATGTCATGGTCAATGTCGTAATGAGTCTCTCTGACCTTTTCGTCCTCCATCGTGTTCCACAGTTTGTAAGGGGTGAGTCCGGTCTTCTTCTGGATCTGTTTTGCAGACCTGTAAGCGGAGTCTTCCTCACATCGGTGGGACTCAGTTTCCACAATCACCTTTAAGGTGTCGGGGGTTAAGGTTTCCTCCTGAATCCTGCGTTCAATCCGGTCACGGAAGGTTTCTCCTTTAGTGGGGAAGTTGACGATGGAGGGTATATCAACTTCACCCGCCTGCCGGATTTCTTTTTCGGTAAAACGTAAGATTTCGTCTTTTAACTCATCTTTCGTTTCACCGGATTCAGTGAGGATTTCAATCAGCAGGAGGTCTAATATCTCATCCTCACTGAATTCTTCTAGTTCAGGACGGTTGCGAACCACCTTGCGAAGGTCTTCCCTCATGCTTACAGTGGGGAAACCTTTGATAGTCCGGTTCATTCCGTCAATGCAGGAGAGAATCAGAATTTCTTCAACTTCCTCACACAGAACCTTCTTCTTCTGTTCCGGCGGGAGAGTTTTGACTTCCTCCCACATCTGCGGAAGCAACTTGTGGATTTCGTCTAACATATTCTTCCGATTCCTTCCATGCGGCATCCGGATCTTCGAACATCCCTGACTTCACGAACGCAAGACGAGGTGCGATCTTGTCACAGCCAAGCATCTGAGTGAGGACAGTTGCTTTTGTGGCGGTGTTGTCGTAATTCTTGCGGGTGAAGGTAATGTCAATGTTTGAGAGATGACAATCGAATGTCTGGAATGCCCTGACGATGTTTAAGATGACCTTTAACAACTCGCGTTCACTTCGCTTGAAGTACTTTTCTGTTTCCTTGGCTTTTGCTTCAGCAGCTGTATAGCCATCCCGATAGATAACCGCGAGACCGTTGTCTCCCGCACCATCGTTTCGATTAGGCATTCCCGAAATAACGAGAACTGATTTATAGAGGTCATCCTTTAGGGTCTGCGCCCCTTCTTGGTTGAGTTCAGCAGTGATGTACTTAACGTCACCCGGCAACCCTTCAGCGTCTTTGTACTTAATCGCTCCGAGGTCTTTAAGTTTCTGAACGTCCTCTTCGCTGACGTCAACATTGTGGAAAAGCAAGAGTGACTGGATATACTGCGCGATGCCGTCCATACGGTTAGAAGCTAGTTCGTTAAGTGCTTCCAAGAGAGGAAGAACAACCTCGATAGAACCCCTTCTGGACATGTTCAATGGGTATTCGATAATCGGCACCATTCCCATCGGGTTATAAGAGGGGACAGGTCTTGTATCGAGTCCGATTAAGGTGTTGGGGATCTCGAAGTAGAACTTGTCTGTGTAGACGCAATAGAGAGAAGTGTAGTCAACTCCAACCTCGTTGACGTTGACAATCTTGACTCCCATTACGGGTACTTTAGGAATGCCGTTGTAATACACGACAAACGCTTCTCTTGGATCCAATACGTCAGTGATATAGGGATCTCCGGGAATGGCGATTTTATACGCCGTACCGCAGATATGCATCCATGTACCAACTTCCACATTGAGAGCTTCGGTATTGTTTTCGAAGTTCCACGCATTCAGCTGCTGAATTTCTTCGGCACAGTCATCTTCTGCGCGTCCCGAATAGACAACGGGATCTCCGAATAAGTAACCGGTTTTAAAAGAAACGATCTCATCAGCGTGGTTTTCCACGACCTTGTAACAGATATCGGGACGGATTAACTTAACCCGGTCAATAATTGACTGACGGCCCTTGTAATAGGAATAGAGGTAATCAATGTCCTGTGCGTTTCCGCGATGAACGGCAAGTGCTTTGTTCAGAACAGCACAAACATTGTCAGGAGTAATCTCTCTGACAGTGGTGAGAATTACTTTTCTTCCGGTATAAACGTTCATATTCACCTCGCAAAAAAACGGAGTCCCCCTATTTGGAGAACTCCGTTGAGTTATTTTCCTTGCCTACAAGTTTTCGCTTTTCCTCAAGGACTACTATTCGTCCCTGTTCCACTTTAACCACAGCAGAATTGCCACGGTTTATGCAATGCTCAATGAACGTGACTACCTCTTTAGGCAGACTTCTTTGCATTAACTAATCATAAAGCATAAATATCCGCATTTGTCAACTAGAATGGACGTGCGAACACTTCTGCTTTAGCCATCCTTCGTTTAAACGCTTCAGATACCGTCTGGGCAAGGCAGTCAGGGGCATCATCGTGTTTATTTTTACCGATAATTTTATAAGAGAAGACATTTGCCATGAACTGGGAATACTCTTTCGTCCAATGGGTGTTGTTTAAGAAATAGAAATGTTTCTTGATATCGGCTGACGTAGTCCATATTCTCTCTGCTTTGGACGTAGTAGACGGGGCGGGAACGTTAGTTACCACTGTATGGAAGCCCTGCGCCTTCAATTCTTTCTCTATTCCCTCTGAGTAAGACTTGGTGGTTTTAGTGGCTTCAACTCTGACGAGTTGTGCGCCGTAGTTTTCCACCCGTTTAACGATCATGGGGATGGTATAGGACTTATCCAAGTTGGAATAAATGACATCGGGGATATAAACATCATCTCCGTACTGATAACAGATGGAACAGGCGGTAAAGTCACCTCCTCCGAATGCGGGGTCACACACAATATAAATACGGTCTGGTTTGTCCGGGAGTTCGCCATTGAAGTAATGGAAATCGTCTACGGCGAATAATGACCCTTCGCGCTCGATGGGTTCACCTTGGTATTGGGCAAAGAAAGAAGCGGCGTCATTGTTAGCTTCGAAGGAAGCCCTTCGCTGACGGAAGTAGTCAGTGGTGAAACCCAGATTGTACTGATACTCGAAATTAGACTCGTCATTCTCGTTTAAAGCAGGGATATTGTAGATTTTATACCGATGGTTTTTGAAGAATGGGTTGTTATCCAACATGTCGATTCTTCTTCCAATGGGGTCTGCCATTGACCAACGGGTGCCAATCCAGAAGAGTTTAGCCGAAAGTTTGGCACGTGTAATGGCGTTGTTATCCACTAATCCCCATGCCGTGATAAGACGATCTGGGTTAATTGCTTCCTCATAGCCCGATAAGAGGTCATCCAAAATCAGCACGCCGGTGACATCTAAAGACCCGTTGAGGGATCCGTACAAACTTTTCGAGGAAAATGAGTGGTACTTCTTCTTTCTTGAGATATCAAGGGTGCATTCCTTGGAATTGGTCATTACCAACGGAGCGTCAGGAAAGATATCCTGCCAGTGATAGGTATAGGGGTCATTAATGACTTCCAGGATACCGTCATAGAACGCCTGCGCCACAGAAGCAGTGTAGGAGACGTATAGATTAGATAATTCCGGATCTCTGCCTATAAGCCACGCAACGTAGAATGTTGATAGTCCTGTCTTTCCACAGCGAGGGGGCATGGAAAGGAACAGTTCGTCCATCTCCCCATCCATTAAAGACTGAATATCGTCCACCATCGGTTTAAGGACATTCTTACGAGGGAGGTAATAACGTCTATCAGGTTCCCGGTCAAACTCCATTGCAATCAGAAATGACTCGAAGTTGACAGGCGCATCCCATTTCACCACTCTATAATAAAGATCCTTATACTGACGGGCTAAGTCGAAGTTCTGTATCTCCACTAAACGGGTGAGTTCCTTCTGAAGTGAGAGAGTAAGTTTGGGGGTGAGCTTATGATCCCCTATTCCCTTCAATAAATCGAAGGAATCCTGACTCATGGAGAACTCAGGCTGAGGTTGCGTGACGAGTTTCTCAAACAAATCTCTGTACATAACCTCAAAATATCTGTATTTCCGCTAAAACACAACAAGAAAACAGCGGTTTTGGGGTATCTTTTTGTATTTTGCCGGGAAAATTGGATACCAAATATGGGGAAACACTGATTTTTTATCCTCTGAAAATGGGAAAAATGGGAGGAAATCTGGGAATATATTATATTAGGATATATATACATACATATGTCATATATACATATAGTCATATCTTTATTAAATACGCAGTACGCGCGTCATATTATTTTTGCCCTTTAAAATATGTTGAGTTATAACAGTACTATTATTCAGTGATATATGTATACCATCTATATATAATATAGGAAGATATGTACACTATAGTTCATCCATAATATGTAT